AAGAGAGCCAAGTAAGTCTCCCATAATCCCCTTAGCAAATGATCCAATATTACTAAGAAAAGGTGACTTTTTTATAGAAGCCTCTTGTTGCTTCTTCATAAAATCAGCGTTTATACTTAAAATCTTACCAAGCTGTTTACCAGCCTTATTACTGAAACCTTCAATCTCTATTGGTTCAGATTCTTTAACCACCTCTTCAGGAGCTACCTGTTTCTCTTGTTTATTACTTTGTTTTGCTTGGGTTCTTTCTATTCTATCTAGTCTTTTGACAATAGTTCCATTTACCTTTGTAAAAGCACTTAATGCTTTAGAAATATTGTTATCATCCATTTAAATATTTATCATAACATGAATACTTCAGGACCAATTTCTATTTGCTTGTCCTCAAACTTAGTTAAAAGCACTTCGGTGTCACGGATTACATTGATATAATCCATAACTTCTGGTAAAGCGTTCATGTTTAATGACTCGATAACAGTAAACTTGTTTTTAATAGCAAGAGATTCAAGCTCCATAACTTGATTTGACTCATTAATAGTGATTTGTTTAATGAATTTGCAGATTTCATTAACAAGCATCTTACCTACAATCTGTTTCTCGTCTTTATAGGTTGTTATAATGTAATTATTATACTTGTAATCAATAGTTAAGTTAGGTGCATGTAATTCGAATGTAAACTTATCAGTTGTAAATGTCTTTGTAAGAGGTGGTAAGGATAGAGTTCTATTTTTTTCTAATAGTTTGTCTAATGGTACATCCTGATAAACCGGTGCAATATGCTTTCTAAATGCTAAAATAATATTAATTCTATCAATAGTGTTTAGGTTATCTGTATTAAAGGTAGTAGATGTCTTAATAACATTGTATAAACCGTTAAACAGATCAATAATACCAAAATTTGAGGTCATAACCTTATCAATAATAAGCTTTTGCTGTGAAAGAGTAATGGGGCTAAACTCCACATCTTTGTTTTGTGATGGGATATATACTTGAATCTTATTGTTAACCTTCTTAAGTTCAGCCATTATATCATTAAAATCATTCATAAAGTTAATTATAGAGTTAACCAGGTGACTCAACCGGATTCATCTTCTTTTCAGCCTGCTCCATCTCTTCGTTAAAGTTTCTCAACATAATATTACATTCTGGATATGATAAAGTACAGAAATCTGCTGAGTTTATATTAAGATTTCTTCTTAACATGTACTCTAAATCATACATACTTTTTAAATTACACATGAATATTGTTTTTAAGAAAGTTATAAATGAAGCATCAAGCGGCGCAAGAACAAAATCAATATTATTAAGGTTATATTTAGTTTTATCAAAGTGATGTTGTATGGTATCGTTTATATCTGTAACAGGTAGACCAGGTAAGCTGTCTATTATGTTTTTTTTCATTTCCGGGGTAAGTATATTCCCGTTTATACTATATAAACAATCACATATTTTTGCAAACAGTTCCGTTTCTGGGTATAAAGTGGTGGGTAAATCAAAAGTGTACACCACCCCGTCAACTTCATAGTCTACCATATCATACGGTCTATTAAGAATATCAAAAATATGACTAACTGGATATACTATTTGAGCATCATCAACTTCAAATGCTAAATTTTCACCTAAAATTAAAGATCTAGCTTTAATTAAAATCAAAAACTTATGTAATATATTGACATGCTGGTTTGGGTTAACTAAAATTGAATCTAGAAGCTTGTTTAAATGACCAGCAGTGTACTTTATATCTGGATCGACATTGCACTTAACAAAATTACGGAAATCGAAAAATGATATTTCTTGTACTTCGTAATCCTTACCTAAAATCTCTATTCTATATGTAAAATTATATTTCATCTCTGGAACGGTGATATACGTGGTATATTGCCGCGACCAATTTTACTAATTAGGTCTGGTAGTGGTATGTATAAATTATTTTCAACCGTGTATCTATCATATAGAAACGGAACTGAATATTGCTCCATCGATTCAGTATCATATGTTAAGTTACGAGTGCTCAATCCTAACGGAACACAATCGTAAAACTTCCAAACTTTTCTAGGTATCTGGGAAATGTTTTGATATGATCTAGAATATTGAACAAGTATGATATTTGTTTTTGGATTTTTTAATGCTTCAGACGAATCGTTCATATTTCTTGCAACGTATCCATTATGTGCAGCTAATATTAACCAAGGTCTAATTATAAAATCGGTAAATGATGTATTAGTTTCTCTAAACTGTAGGGTGAGATTGTTATTTGAAAACGGATCTCTATTATCAAGGATACTACCTTGTAAGAAACCTCTACCATGGTCAATTGGAGCAGAAGTTGCAGCTAATGTTTCAGTTGGTATATCAGCTCCTTGTAAAAACATACAACCAACTACATTTTGTAATGGATAAGAAGCTAAAGCAGTTTTTGCATTATTAATATCAGGGTAATCAGTACCTTCTAAACCTCTTAATATATTAGTATTAATACCAACCGGGAATCTTTCAAATAAAGCTATAAATTGAGTGCGTAAAGGTATAGTAGATACCCAAGACTCCATTGAAGTGAGAAAATAATCTCTAAAACTTATTAGTGGTATACCGGGGATATTAGCTCCTAATAGCGTAGCATTGGTTTGAGCTAAAGATAAGTTACTACCTAAGCTTTGGAAGGTTGCTAAACCTGCTGCTGCATTTGTTGCTGCATTTAAAATACCTGGCATTTATATATTTATACAAAAAAATACCGCACCGAAGTGCGGTATAAATTGTTATAGCTAATTATTAGCTTGTTTTACGCCAGTAGTGGTATGCTAAGGTTACGTCGAAGTTTTGAATTTCACCGGTTGTTGTAATATCATATTGTAATGGTGCAACACTTCTAATACTAACACCGACTAATTGATATTGCGCAATTTTATTTAATTGTTTGTTTAATTGAACAAGGTCAACAACAGCTGTTTGCTTTGGTGTAAAATAGTTACCTGTACTACTTGCATCATTGAAAGTATCATTTACAACATTTAAAAATTTCTCTCTTAACTTTTGAGCTTCATCAGCATAGAAGTTAATAACATAATTTTCACTGTCTGGGTAAGTTGCAACACCTGGCACGTTAAAATTAAGACCCATATAAGGAACAGGTACGTTTGTAATTGTCTTAGCTGGTAGTGATGCTGTTCTAGCATATACTAAATCGTTTTCACCTATAACTGTGGTGCTGCCATCCCCGAAATTAATATTGATGACTCTAAACAGATTGTTGCGTGCAAAATCTTTAGCTTGTGCTTGTGTATAGAAGTCTTGGATTGTCTGTTTTACGTCGGCCATATTATTATTTATTATCCCAGTATCAATTGACCGGGACTTTGATTACTTTTACTGTCGAGTAGAACGTTTTTAATAGTAATATCTTCTTTAGCAAACCAAGTATTGTTAATTAGGTAACCAATTGAGGTTGCTTCTTTAATAACACCCGATCTTTCTTGATTGCTAAATTTACTAGTATAAAACACTGTTTGACCTGGTTGAATGCTCATGTATATATTTATACAAAAAAAGAGCGTAATCACTAAGATTACGCTCTTGTTATATATTATTGAATATTAACCGACTAGCTCGTTAAAATTAGTACTGGTGCGGGTTGCGTAGAAGTTTACTAATATAAACTCTGCAGTTCTTACTGGTTTCAAATAGATATCTACTACTAACTCGTTTTGATCGATAATATCTGGTGTATTATTACGTTCATCGCAAACAATTAAGTAATCATATAACCCTTCAGTATTCTTTGCGTTTTCAAAGATTGGTCTTAAGGTATTAACGACTCTTGTTCTAGTTAAGAGTGTGTTTGGCTCGAATACGAAGAACTTTGAAGTTGACTCAGTAGCTTTTTCGAGATTTAAGAAGAGTCTTCTTACATTAATTCTATCAAATGCACTTGGCTTCTTTAACATTGTCTTTTGGCCATACATTACAAAACCTTCATTCGGGAAGAACGTTACCGGGTTAATAGAAATCTTATAAAGTTGATCTCTTTGCTTTTGTTTTGGATAAATTGCAATATCTGAAACACCGCTAATAATACCTCTTGTAAAGCCTGCTGGTGCAAACCATGGCTGGAAGTTTGTATCTGTATTTGCCATTGCTGCAGCTGCAAAACCAGAGAATGGTACCCA